TTTGAAAACCTTTGCCATTACGTTCAAGCCGGTTCGACACGTACAAGCATTGAAAATAACGCGAAGAAAAAACGTGTTGAAGATTTTCAATCACGTAACGACTGTTATTACATTAATGACATGGAACAAATCGCGTTCTTTGAAGCAAGCTCAGTGAAGCTCGATAAAGTGCCTGATCCTGCGGTAGCTAGTGGTGATTTTGATGCCACCAATCCACTGCATTACCTTTGGTCTTAACACCATAATTTCATGATGGCCTGCTAATACAGGTCATCAATTTACAACCATTAGAGAGTTTTTTGATATGAGCTTAGTAAAAAGACGTCAACAAAAGGCGCTGCAATCAGCCACTGAAACAGAGCAAAAAAAGACACCAATAGCAAAGGCTGTTACCCAAAGCACTATTGATGATAATCGCCCTGCAGTCATGGCTGACTTTGATTTATACAAAGTGGCCATCGATGCTGACTTAGCTCAACTCAAACAATTTCCTGACATAGACGGCAAATGTGAATACAAGGCGCAAGCCATCGAGCAAAACGATTACATGGGGTATTTGAATCGCTATCGAGATAGCGGCGCTAATCATCCCAATGCGGTCATTGTTTGGTTAATCATTTGGCTCGTTGATTTAGGCCGTTGGAGTACGGCCTTGGAATATTTACCGATGCTTATTGAACAAGAGCAAAAGTTTCCTAAAGGTTTTAGAACACTCGATTGGCCAACGTTCTTTATTGATCAACTTTATGACGAGGGAGCCAAGCATCTTGCCAAAGGGCGTGATGTGGTCGAAAAGACCGACGTGATGCAATTGTTTGTATTCATGACAACTCATTTTGAAAAACAAGGTTGGGTTGTTCATGAACTCGTTGGTGGGAAATTGTTTTCGATGGCTGCCAAGCTTGAGAATGCGATGTTTAACTACGGTAATGCCTATCGTTATTGCGTGAAGGCAACAGAGATAAATGACAAAGCTGGCGTAAAGAAACTCGCTAAAGAGCTCGCCATCAAAATTGGAAAAACAACGAGTAACGACAGTTAACTATTTTTAACAGCTCGACCGCCGGTGGGCAATCAGCACGATTGGTTAATGCTTTTGCACTTTGCCGATAATGCTGATGGCGCCCACACCTATTTATCAATGTGAGATGGATTCATGAATTTAACAGGCATGCCACAAGCTGACCCCGTAAACACGGTTATTACTAACAATGGGTTTTATCCTGATTTGGGCGTTGCCAAATTCATTAATGACTACGGTATTGCTACGGATTACAGCAACAGAGAGAGCATGTTAACCACTCATGTTGGATTGGCGATTGTTGATATTAATCGCCAGCTAAAAGATTTTAAGGCATTGACCTGGTCAGAAGTGGACCAATTAAAAGATGTTGAAAGTGATGCTATTGCTGGTGTTAGTCATCTAGTCACTTTATATCAACATGCGGTGTTTAGTTTAGCCAAATCAAAAATGCTGATTAGCCGCCTTGGTGAAACTCATCGTGATCAACGTGCCGCGCAGCAAATGCAAGCGAGTGACAATCAAGAATATTGGTTATCACAAAGCCATGATGCGGTTCGCCAAATTGTAGGTGTGAGAAATAGTGGGGTTGAATTGCTATGAGTCAAAATAAGCTACAGCGCTTAGTGAGTTACTTAATTGATGCTACCTACAAAGGGCGAAAACTAGCACTCGCAGGACAGTTTGATAGTTGGATTGAAGGGGGCCGAATTGAGCCCTCGGGCAAAAAAATTAATGGTGCAGGTTTATTAGCGGCCCGTATTTATTACAGCTGTGTGATCAGTATTAATCCATGCAGTGCACCGGCTGAATTGATATCAACTTATGTGAGTTTTTGGTTAATGAATAATGCTGAGAAAGAAGATAGTAATGATGTTGAATTTAGTAGTGATATGAACGACGACAACAGTACAGAACTTGAATTAACGATTGAACGATTTGTGGAAGATATAGAGCTAGTTGAAAGCGTTAATGGTGCTTTTGAATTGATGTTTCAAGGCGAACTAAAGCGGTTTGATTTTGGGCAACAAAGTTTATGGATTGCTGAAGAGTTTGCCCTTGAATCGCACATTGTAAATGCTGACGTTTAAAAATAATAACCAATCAGCATTAAAACAGTTAAATCTTTTAACGCTTAATCCTAATAAACGCAGACGTATTTTACGTGGTGCTGGTCGCAAAGTTAGACGTGAGAGTAAAGCACGATTAAAAGGACAACGTGATTTGTCGGGTTCAGCTTGGAAAGCTAGATCCAATGGACGTAAAAAGAAAATGTTAAGCAAGCTTGGCAGGAATCTCCAAGTTCATACATCACCTAATGATGCCAAAGTTACCTTTGGTAACCAGCAGACGGGAAAAATAGCCCGAGCGCATCAAGATGGTGTAACTCAGCGAATGACATCGAGCAAAGCTGCGAAGAAGTATGGCACACCAGATTATGGTGCTGAAGCTACAAGAAGACAGGCTAAAGCATTACGTGATGCTGGTTATAAGGTTAGAAAGAAACGCGGTAAAGGTTGGAAAACACCAACGATAAAGTGGATTACTGAAAATCTTACAATTGGTAGAGCCGGCTTAGTTCTTCGAATGTTACGTGGGAATCAAAAAGGTAAAAGCAGTTGGGATATCAAATTAGCGCAACGCTCTTTTTTAGGGCAAAGCATGAGTGAATCGAAGCAATTAACAAACTATATGTTGGACGAGGCAATGCGCCTCAGCTAAAAGGGCAAAATTATGGCACAAGGTAAGGTTTCTGTAACCTCATTACAAACGGGAAATGGCGCGACAAAAGAAGTTGAGCGCTCTGTTTTATTCATTGGCGTTGGCGCAAATAACATCGGTAGCGTAGTGGCCATTAATGCGCAATCAGATTTAGATGTATTAATTTCATTGGCTGATTCTGCATTAAAAACACAAATCGAATCATGGGTTCGTAATGGTGATGACCTTGTTTCTGGTTGGGCCATTCCAATTAATGCCGGTGATGATGTGATGGCACTAATTGATAAGGCAATGGACCAGAACATTAGCCCCGAAATCATTGTGATTACTACACCTGTTACTGGTAAAGCCGAAGTTGAAGCTTATCAAGCTAAAGCTCTTGCAATACTTTCAGCGCAAGCACGCCGCGTTAGATTTTTACTCGCTGCACCAGGCATTATCGCAGAGGGTGACGGCGCCCAAACGTGGAGCGAACATTTAGCCGCTGTTACCCCATTAATTGATGGTGTTGTTGGTAACCGGGTTGCGGTTGTTCCATCCCTTATTGGTGATGAACTTGGCGGTGTTGCAGGTCGTTTATGTAAACGAAGTATCACCATTGCAGATAGTCCAATGCGTGTACAAACAGGGGCGCTGTCACTAAAACCATTACCCGTTGATAGTGCTGGGACACCTTTGACTAGCGCCATTACGGCGGCATTAGATGCTATCCGTTTTAGCTGTGTGCAGTTCTACCCAGACTTTGACGGCATTTATTTTGGTGACGTCAACATGCTTGATGCCGAAGGTGGTGATTATCAAACAATAGAGTCAGGCCGCATCGTAGACAAAGTGGCGCGCCGTGTTCGAATTCTTGCTATTTACCAAATTAAAAATCGCACACTAAACAACTCATCATCAGGCATTGCATTTGGCAAGCGAGTACTTTCTAAGCCACTGCGAGAAATGGCGAAAAGCATCAATATTGGTGCCGATAAATTCCCTGGTGAAATCCATGAGCCTAAAGATGATTCAATCAGTTTAACCTTTATGAATGCACGTCAATTACAAGTGATGATTAAGGTTCAGCCTATTGATTCACCGAGTGAAATATTAATCGGCATCATGCTAGATAAAGCAGAATAAGGAATAAATTATGTCAGTTAAAGCATTAGGTGGTAAGGACTTTGATATTTTTGTTGGGAACAACATGGTCCATGTTATTGAAGCATCAGTAAAGATTACAGATGGGCGTAAAGCTAAAAAAGTACGTGGTATTACTAAAGGTTTCATCGATGGGCCAGTAGATGCCGAAGTCACACTAAAACTTGATCATGAAAATTTCTTGTTGATGCAAGAGCAAGCGAAAGCGGCGGGTAGTTGGAAAGGCATCGAGCCGTTTGATATTTCATTTACAGCAGAAGTTGCAGCAGGGGCTAAAAATATTGAGGTCTTTGGTGTATTGCCAATGCTTGACGATATTTTAAATATAAAAGCCGAAGGTGGTGAAGAAGATACCACCAGTATTAAAGGCATTGTTACATCAACGGATTTTGTGAAAATTAACGGTGTGCCATATCTAACCGCTGAAGAAACGCGAGATTTATAGCATGAAGATTACCGTAGAGCTCTTATTAGCGGCCATGAATCATTGCAAGTATCAGGTGTTTGAAGGTGAGTTGAACCTTAATTTGATTGGCGTTCGTAGCAAAAACACCAGAGCGAACACGTTTAATGATGTGATGTGCGCGCTTTTTCAAGTCGACGGTAATTGGCAGTTGCTGCAGTTCAAATGCACAACTGACCCTGGTACTTATTATCGAAAAGAACTGTTGAATGTTGATGGCACTGCAATTGTTGCGGCCATGCAGCATCGTAGTTTGTGGACCTTTGGCTTTCACCAGGGCAAGTATCCAGCGTTGATTCAAAACATGCCAGTGACTGTTTATCGAGATAATAATTTAGATGATGAACTTGATATGGACGTTACTCAGCGCGGTTATTTCGGCATTAATTGCCATCGTGCGAGTGCTAACCATGAGTCTAAACAAGTTGATCGTTGGAGTGCTGGTTGCCAGGTCTTTTCAAACCCTGACAACTTTGAAGAGTTTTTAACGTTGTGCCGAGAGTCGGCGCAGCATTGGGGTAATACATTTACCTATACCTTACTAACGCAAGAACAATTACAAAACGGAGATAAAACGTAATGGCTTTTAACCAAAGAATTGTACTCGATGTCAATGATGTTGAATTGAAATTCGATGTCAATGTTGCCGCTTATAACAAGTTTCAAAACACATCGACCATGGTGAATAAGATTCAGCCAGCCACTAACTTTTTAATGAATGTTGTTGATGATAGTGACAAGAAAACACTCAAAGATATTTTGCAACAACCTGGTGCGGCTATGTACATCGTTTCGGCCATTGTTGATGAGTATCAGCCAGAGTTTAACATCACAGTAAAAAAATCGAACAGCGAGCAAAAGACATCGGAAAAAACCGAGTAGATCAATTGTTCGCTTACCATGCGAAATGGTTACCGGCTTTATCGGTAACCGATGAATCATTAGCTCAAGCATTGTTTATTGAAAACGATAATCGAGAGCAACTACAGATAGCCGTTAATAACGGTATTTGTAATGTACTAAACAACAGCGACTAATCCATAAAGCGAGCTGCTATGTCACTTAGTAAACTTGAAAAACTCATGTACACCATTGGTATCGTCGATAAGGCGACTGGGCCAGTGAATAAAATCATGGGAAAAATGCAACAACTAAGTGCTCAAACCGCAGGCGCTCAAGACCACATGATGCGAGGGATGATGGGCGCCGCTGGCGGTGCAATGATGTTGGTTGGTTCGCTAAATCCTGCCATTGCGGCGAACGAAGCATTAGGGGAGGTCAGTTCGCTTGGTGTTGCTGAAAGTTCATTGCAACAACTCAATCAAACATCACTTAACTTTGCCGCGCAATATGGCGGTAATGCGGCTGATGTTATTAGTTCGTCTTATGATATCCAATCATCAATTTCCGGTCTAACTGGTGAAGAGCTTAGTGCCTTTACTAAAGCGTCGGCAATTATGGCCAAAGGCACCAAATCGGATGCATCAACGGCCACTGATTACATGGGCACCATGTATGGCATTTATCAAAACAATGCCAAAGACATGGGCAAAAATGCATGGGTTGAACAATTGGCTGGACAAACCGCCACCGCCGTTCGCATGTTTAAAACCAATGGTAGTGAAATGGCTAGTGCCTTTAGTAACTTGGGCGCCGGTGCGCAAAGTCATGGTATTGAAATGGCTGAATCAATGGCGGTGCTTGGACAACTCCAAGCAACCATGTCAGGCAGTGAAGCCGCGACAAAATACAAAGCATTCTTATCAGGCGTGGGTAAAGCGCAGCAAACATTGGGCGTTCAACTGACCGACGTGCAGGGAAAGATGTTACCGATGGCCGATGTGTTAGATAAATTACAGGGCAAGTTTGGCGCCATTGATACCGTTGCTAAATCTGATGCACTTAAAAAAGCCTTTGGCAGTGAAGAGGCCGTTGGTTTAATCAAATCGTTATTGCCACAAGTAGATCAATTGACTGACAACATTATCGAGCTAAACAAACAATCAGGCATGCAAACCGCTATTGATATGGCAAACGCGCAAACAAGTGCATGGCAGCGATTAAGCGGTGGGTTTAATGCGGCCGCAACGTCATTGGGCCAAGCTGTATTGCCGATTATTGAACCTGTTGTTGAAATGTTGGCGTCAATGCTTAGTGGTGTGTTGTGGTTAAGCCAAACGTTTCCGGTGTTGACTGGCATTGTCGCTGCTGTTGCGGTTGGCATCACCGCATTAATGATTGCTATCGGGTTAATGAATATGACAATGGGGCTTTCTAAATACGCCATGATCGGCTTTAGCTCTATGTCAGCTGTGACCACTAAAGCTATTGCTGGTTTGTCTTGGGCATTTAGCACGGCGCAATTGGCGTTATCTCGCTTTCAAATTACGGCCGCCTTTACAGGTGGATATCTATCAGCGTTGCGTGTTGCCATGCTTGGTGCTAGTTCGTCGGCTTGGGCATTCACCGCGGCATTATTAGCTAACCCTATCACATGGATTATTGCTGGCATTATCTTATTGGCCGCTGTTGTATATCGCTATTGGAAACCTATTAAGTCGTTTATGTCTGGTTTTTGGGACGGACTAAAGCAAGGTTTTGCACCTGTTATTGGTTTGTTCTCTAATTTAATGACTGCCCTTGCTCCCATGGGGGACATGTTGTCTTGGGTTGGTGAAAAGGTCGGTGCCATTGTTGGATGGTTCAGTGGTTTATTGGGGCCGGTTGATGAAAGCAGCGCCGCATTGCAAGCGGCAACGGATGCTGGTTTTACGTTTGGACAAATCCTTGGGGCGGCGTTTGATTCTATTCTCATTCCAATCAAGGTGGCTATGTACGCTATTACCAAATTAATTGATTTAATCAGTTGGGCTGGCAATGGCATTAAAGATTTCTTTGGTTTTGGTGATGATGTAGACGTGACGGCCACAAAAACAATCGATCATTTAGTCAAGAGCCAAAACATGGCATTGCCTGAATCTACACTAGCAATGTCAAATAGAAATATTGGCCAATCAAGTCATGTTTATCAAATAAATGAATTTTCGGCTAGGCAAGCATTAGCAGTCAAGGTGCCACAACCACAAAGCGTAACAAGCAATACAGCGATTGTTGATACAAGCAATATTGCACAATTTAGCTCGATAGCTGAGCGCAGTTCTAGAATAGAAAAATACAAACAAAGTAATCAAGCCCTTGCTACGACTAATACGCAACGGGTTAACAAAACAAATTACTTTTCACAAAACAATAACAGTAGCAATAGTAATTCGAGTGCATCAGCTGACAACAGCAAGCGCGTTTACATCGACAATATAACGATGAAAAGTGACAACATTAGTGACGATTTTGAGCAACTCATGGAGCTAGCTGGTTAATGTCTAATTTCCATATTGATTTAAATATTGTTGATGGTGATTTAAACCTTGATGAAGTATTGGCCCCAGCAAAGCTCAATGTAGCCGATGTGATCGCTCAAGATATTAAGCACCGATTACTTGAAAGCGGTTTGTTAGTTCGCCTGGTCAAGCTGCGTAATAAGAATAGTATTTCGATGATATTAACCGAGATTGAATTGATAGTTGAACAAGACAATCGACTAGTACCAGGTTCAATCAACGTGTTTGTAACGCATAAAAAAACAATTGCCATTAAAGCGACCACCAAAGAGTACGGCAAAATAGGAGCTAGCGATGCAGTATCAACAAGACTTTAAAAAAATATTGCAAGACGCAGGAATACCAACGACTCAATTGGAACTGGAAAAGCAGTGGCAAGACATCCTAAAAGAGCAAGGCTTTGAAATAAATAACCAAAGCCCGTTTAGTCCATTCTGGCGTTTGCAATCGGCATTAGTTGGTAAGCCAGCGTTGCAACTTGTCGATGCATTAACGACTGAAGTTATGCCAAATAGTTTTGTATTATTGGCAAAAACTAATGCGCTAGACCTTAAGGGGCGAGGCCGTAACACTGAGCGATTACCAGCCGTATACGCTCAAGGTAATATTGTTTTTACGCGCACAGATAGCACCGTTGAATCAGTTATTCCAATGGGCACAATCATTCAAAGTACACCGGTTAATGGCGTCGTTTATCAATTATCTACATTGTTTGAAGTAATATTCAAAGTGGGTGCCAACCAAGTGTCATCACTTTGTGAAGCCATTGAAACGGGGTCAGCATTTAACCTGGGCGGTGGTTATTACAACAAACTTTTAAATCCTATGGAGAACGTAACAGTATCAAATGCAAATGACTGGTTAGTGAGCGCAGGGCAAGACATCGAAAGTGATGATAATTATCGTTTAAGAATCCGTGATAAGTTCGCCACCTTGGGCAACTATCATGTTGATGCAGTTTATCGCGGCATCATTTCTGAATTCCCTGGTGTTCAATCAGACAATGTTGTTTTTGAACATACTGCGCCAAGAGGTGCTGGCAGTGCTAACGCTTATGTATTTTTGGAAGTGGGATTAATCAGCCAATCTGTTATTGATGAAATTAATAATCATATTGCTAGTGGATTTCACGGACATGGTGATGATTTACTTGTTTTTGCTATGCCAACTCAAGCACAGACCATTGATATTGAAATGTGGCAAAAGCCTAATACCGTTGATATTAGTAATGCTGTAAAGCAATTTATTGGTGCCGCCTTTAGAGAAAATAGTGCATACACAGCAACATTATGCCAACCAAACAGTACCTTTAGTTTTAGTCTGCTAGCGGCTGAACTGCACTCACAATTCCCAGAAATTAAAACATTGAGTATTACCAATGCAGATATCAATGCAGGTGTTTGGTTGCCGGTGATTAATGTAATTAATTTGGTGCCCCATGCCTAATATTAAAAATGTTGAACTACCCACATGGCTACAAGGAAAGAACGCAACGGCGTTGGCTTCAGCTGCTTCCATATATTGGCAACAAGTAGAAAGTTATTTGCTTTGGTGGATTGAACAGCTAGATGAAACTCAAAGTGCTTTACCTATTCTTGATCTCCTAGCGTGGGAACGCGGTATTAATCGCCTTGATGGTGAGTCAGTCGATCTTTACAGCTTACGTATTAAGCATGCGGTAGCTAACAGTGAAGATGCAGGTTTTGGCATTGGCATGGAGCGAATATTTAAGCGCCTTGGTTTTGGTTATATCGAGATAAACGAACGTGTTGCTGGTTTCGATTGGGACATGGTTGAGATTGCCATGGTTGAAGATGAGTTTTCTGAAAAGCAAGATTTAGTAAAAGAGCTAATTAGGCAGTATGGCCGCACGTGTCGTAGGTACTTTTTGAGCGCTTTAATTTCCGTTGAAGCGTATACCGCCGCCGGATTAGTTGAATATGATAAGGAAGTGATTGGATGAGCCAATTAAAAATAACCAATGCAGGCGTTACATACAAAGACGCTGTTTTTGCTGGGCAAGAAATACAGAATATTACTCACTTTATATTTCGTAAAGTGGATAACTTGTCTACTGATGATGTTATTGATTTGGACCAGGTTATTCCGACACAAGACATTGTCCACTTGGCCCCTATTGAACGAGTATCTAGCCTTAATGACAACGCGGTTGTGATGAGTGCAACCTTAGGTTATGACGATGGCGATTTTAAATACAACTGGTTTGGTGCTGTAGCTACTAAAGCCGATGGCTCGCAGGTATTGATTGCTGTAGTTCAAACAGAGCTACAGTCAAAAACAAAAACACAAGGGGCCGTCACTGGAAACTACAGTGTTAAAAGCATTGTTTGGCGTACAAGCTCAATTGCTCAAAGTCTCAATGTGCAGTTATCGACATTACCTTGGCAAGTCGAATCAGGCACATTTGTAACCCAAGATGAACTTTTAAATGAATTAGATGAAAAGTTAGATAAAAACAACGGCAATGTGACCATTAAGCCGTTAGCGGCAGATCACGGTACATTAACACTCGAGGGACTGAAAAACTCGTACGCAGGTATTCATTTTTCCGCTGTTAATCATACTTTGATGGTTCATCAAAGCACCCAAGGATTCTACAACCATACCGATAATGTGTGGGATTGGTACTTCACTAACGGCGTACTGACGCAGGGTACAGTTCCGTTAGCAAGCGTGACAGGCAAAGGTGATTTAGCACTGAGAGCTGGCGTTAATACGTTCACAGCAGCTAACAACTTCGCGGATTCGCTTATGGTGAAAGGTAATCATGTTTACCACGTTGGTAATCTACCGAGCCTTGCCACGTTGGGGGCGGCTACGAAAGTAGGGTCGATACAGAATCCGATTTTTTTAGGTATTACTAACTTAAACAGCATAGTTAATGCAGGACATTACTACCAAGATAGTAACAATGGCGCTCAGAACGGAGGTAATTACCCTGCAAGTTTGGCTGGCTCGCTAACAGTCACTAAAGCAGCGGGTATTGTCCAGACATACGCTACGTATGGCGGCAATGCCCTTATTTACTCTAGAGCTTTGTACGACGGGACGTGGAGCGCTTGGGTAGTTGAATACAATTCAGGTAATAAGCCGAGTCCAGCTTCAATAGGCGCGGCACTTGCTACGCATTCGCATCCTGCCCGTAACTCCATTACTAATTATAATGCTAGTTACGACGTTATAGGTAAGAGTATTCATGCTAATAGTAAGTCTATTGACTACGTAAACCAGCTTCACTTCAAGTCAGGTTGTCACTTTGTAGATAATAGTAATCTATGGCTAGACTTCAAATGGCAAAGCAACAACCAAGGCGGTATTAAATTTAATAATACTAATGGTCTAGTAGGACATGTCTACGGCGATAACAGTGCTTTCGGAATTCTGAATAAAAATGGTAACTGGGCGCTTCGCGGTGCAAGTGATAAAACTGAAATTCATGTTGGGAGCGTTAAGAAACTATCTTGTACGACAGAGCGTACAATATCACATGCTGATATAGAGTTTGATGCTTACGGTAAGGGTATGGTAGGTGTTTATATCGATACTCGTTGGCAGCAAGTTTTCGCAATGGGTGCAGCTTATACGGCAGCGGATGACGGCACATCCATTGCGGGTGGCTACGGTGTTTTCTGGACTCACTCTAATAACGCTGATGCACAAGCTAGAAAGGTTCAAGGTCATCAAATGTGTATTGTTACAAACGGTGTTACCACCGTGGCCTTGGGTAACTCAATATGGACAGAGGGCAATGTTACATGTGCTGGGGTTACATCGTCGAGCATGATTCATGCTAACGCTGGGCTTGGTCAAGACGGTCATGTAATTCTTAATGGAAGCGATACTTGGGTACGTACCAAGGATGCTGACGGGATATTTTTCTCCGCTTACGGTGGCGGCTGGCACATGACCGATGCCTCTTATATTCGAGCGTATGGCGGGAAAGGTCTGCTTGTTGATAACGCTAGTGCTAAGTCAATAAATACGTCTGGCGGCGTTGAAGTAGGTGAAGGTATCTATCGCAAGTCACACGGTAAAGGTGCGTTGATTGGTAGTTATAACAATGTTGGTTCGAATTCTCTCTATTCAAATCCTATCTACTGCATCGGTAGTTTATATCAGCCAAGTAATACCGCTCTGGTTAATATGTACGGCACAGGGTATTGCACTAGTTCCGCCCCGTTCTTGTCATGGGTTACTGGCGCTTCAGCTTGGGGGCAATACGTGGCGGCCAACGGTGAAGCTAAAATATTTTTAGATGCTAGCTCAGGAAAAATCCACGCTAAAGGTGATATTGGTGGTTTTCAAACATCCGATAGAAACTTAAAAGATGAAATAAAGCCCGTTACGGTTGATGTAAATCTTCACATGAGCCTTGAACCATCACACTATCGCAAATTAGTTAAAGGTCGAGCGGCTTCAAAGTGTGGAACAACCCCTAAAGTTGAAGATTCCCACGTATTTGAAACGGGCATGTTTGCCCAGCAAATGCAGAAGCTTGGATTCCATAATTTTGTCCATAAAAATGATGATGGCGATTTAACGCTTAAACAAGGTGGCAATGAACTTCATGCTTATCACATTGCTGTTACTCAAGACTTGTATAAAGCAATCGACTCGCAAGCGGATTTAATCGAGAAGCTATCTAAGCGCTTAGATGCAGTCGAAAAGTTGGTCGCGTAATGGCTATTTCAAGCAAACCAACGGTCAGTGAAATCAATGTTGAGCTGGGGCGAGCATCTAACGCCCTGTTCAATATTGGTGGTTCATTAGAGCGTCAATTAGCTGAAAAGCCGAGCGGCGCAATCTGGCTCAGTGATTTTATCGGTAAATCATGGGTAAAAATCAACAAAACCGTGACTAACTTTAGTGTGTTTGATGATAGTCAATATACCGCCAGCGCATCAATGAAATTCCATAACGGAGTGCTAACCAGAGAATCAGGTGGCGGTACAAATAACACCACCGTTGTTGAAAACAATCTAAGCGCGGCGACATATAAAATTGTAACAACAAGCCTTACTCCAAACCAAAGCTCACCCAATCATTCTAACGGCGTACTGCGCCAAATGTCTGACTCAACAGGGTTGGGTATGACAGCAAAATTCAATGAGAACAATGATTGTGTATGGACAGGGGATTTACAAATATTTGTCAACGGTATATTGAAACATACAGTGGCGCTAAGGGTTGAAGTAACAACGGATGGCAGCAGCGGCGAACCAACATAATTTTAAACATTAACTTTAATAGGAAATAACATGATCAAACATTCATTTAGTAATAAATACGGCATGGCATTAGTTGATGCAATATTCATGATAAACACTGCACGATTGATTAAAAATGATGAGCTTACAATCTCAATTGACTTAAATGATGATGCGGCGCGTACGTCAGCCGAACATATGAATTCTAATATTCAATATGATGCTGTTTATTGGATTAACCAAGCAGCTAAAGATGCAGGAAGCCAACCTATGCAGTATGAGCAACAAGGGGTATCTAATGATCCTGCTATGCTCAATGGAATTCAATACTCCTTTCCCGTAGATAGTGGAACTGTTATTGAAACCGCAGAGCAGTTAGAAGCGGAATGTGAGGCGCACTTTAAGAAGAATATATTAGAAATTGAGGCGTAATGAAGTCGCCTTATAGTGGAGATAGGCAAGCAATTGTAAGTTCATGCTTGCCAGTTAACACAATATCATTACATAGCTATCAAACGGCTACCGAAATTAGTGCTGCTCAAGGGGCGGCATTATTGGCGGATGCAGTTAATGATTCTAGCCGCACTTTCAGACCTGCCAGATTTAATGCGGTAGGGCTTTTTGTTATTGAAAAAACGGCATCAGCACTTGCTGGCAAATTACAGCTGATTAACCAGGCATGCTCGTTGAAAGCATTTATTGAGGCGCAGCGAATAGCTAGCAGCTTGGTAAGCCTTGATGAAGATAAAATGCAATTACCAGTGGGCGGTGAACAAAGTATTGAATGGCAACCTATGCCTGATGTGCGATCAGTCACTGGACTAAGTACAGCTTTTAACGATGCGTCTAAATCGTTGTTATTGAATGAGGGCACATCGCTGGTTACTGATATTGATACTGCAATTGGTGAACTGAAAACGCTTAAAGCAGCTCGAGATATTCGCATTGGCCAATCTGATTTTGTTGCGGCTAGTTTACCTTTTGAAACAATAATGATTAATGCAAACAGTGCAAGAAGCTTAGCCGATAACATCAGGCAACTGGGAGACAATAATATGCACTGGGCGTTTATGTTTTTTGTCGGTAGTGAAAACGAAATTAAGTTAGTTAAGGAACTATTTGCATGATCTCACTAAATGGTTGGCAAGTACCAGGTTATGAAACCAAAATTAAATGTGGCTTTAAACTCGCTGGTGATGACCTAAGCGGCTTTGGTTCATTTTCATTGGCATCAGATAACGGTGTAAAACCAGCCATATTATCAGTGGTAACAAAAATTCCTTTTGTTGATAAATCTCAATTAGCGGACCTAGTCACCAGGGCGAAAGAACTTGATGGAAATGGTGCACGCATAATTAGTACGGTTAATTGTGATGTGGCTGAATCGTTCAAGGTTCGTAAGGTTAAATTTGATGGTGAATTAAATGCTGTTGAAGATGACAGTATGAAAGCATGGGTAGTTAACTTTAGATTACTTGAAGTGTTGAGTAAGTCAGAACGCGAACAGCAGCAATTAGATGGTATAGCGCAAGAAAACGCACACGCTCAAAGCACTGATGGCCATAATTCGTTGCAACAACAATTTGAAAATGTAGAGGGTGCATAATGGATAGCACTCGACTAACCAAGTTATTAACCATTGGCGGTAAGCCGGTTACTAATATAGTTCGTGACAGTGTGCAATTAGATTTGTTTAGCACTGGGCGTGCAACTTTTGTGGTGGTCTGTGACTTTGAACCAAAGGGAATCGTTGAACTGCATTTAGGTTATCAGGTTGAAAAAATCACGCCGTATTTCATGGGGGTTATCGAATCTAAATATCAATCGGCAGGTCGTTGGTTTATTACATGCCGAGAATTAATTGGTGCATTGTCATTGCCGGCACCGTTGGCCATTCGTTTTGCAACTATGCGTGATGTGTTGAGCAAGTTGTCAGAATTAGGCATTGAATTAATTTGCCCTGATGCTGATTACACCAATAAACCCGTGCCATGCTTTTACCATCAAGGTGATGGAATATCAGCGTTGCGTCAATTAGGTAAGGTTTATCAAATCCCTGATTATATTTTTCAGCAGCGTACTGATGGAAAAATATATGCAGGTAGTTGGCACGATTCAGGTTGGGCCCGTTCACAGATAAATGACTTTTCAGAACATCCAATAAAATCTACTAGCTCAACGAAAGGTGAGTTGGTTGTTATTCCTAAGTTAAGACCAGGTCTAAAGCTTAATGGTCGCTACATTACAGAAACAACATTAGTTGGTACAAAGCAGGTAATACGATGGTCAAAAACGCTATTCGCCGCCTAATACTGCGATATTTCCCAGAATTAGGACAACGAAAACATTTACCACAACTCGCACGAATAGAAAAAATTTATGATATGCCGGTTGATGGCGGCAAAATATCAACCGCTTTTCGTGCTTATAGAGCCGTTGATATTCAGTTATTAAATGCTGTTACTGGTGAGCCTTTAGCAGTGCCAGTGTTTGAGCAAGTAACCATTGCAACGGGTCAAAGCCATGAACATGGATTATTTACTGAACCAACATCAGGTATGCATTGTTTAATTCAGTATATTGATGGCTTAGATTCGATGCCGGTGATTACTTCATTATTGCCCTGGCAAACACTGGTGCCCGATCATCGTTCAACAGATGTAGTTTTGCAGCAATCACATCGCAGTAAATTAACGGGTAGTAACGACAATTGGCATTTACAAACAGATGGTGAAATAAAGCAGAACAGTCAAAAATCGATTGTCGATAGCCAGGTTAGAGAAGAAACTCACCATCAACGTGATACTACTATTACCGGGCATGACATGACAAAAATTGATGGTAACCAGATTAATGAAATCATGGGAGCGTTGAAAATATTAGTCGGCGAAAAAGCCATAATCTCATCCCTTGATAACTTGTTACTTGGCAGTGATAAACAAATCATTGCAAAAAGCACCGAGAACATGACATTAGAAAGTTTGAAAACACTTGAAGCCAAAGCTGCGAAACTGGCAAAAGTTCAAGGTGCAACAGTTTGGGTCGGTAGTGACAGTGTTAATGCTGTGCAAGTATTACTAGATTTGATTGCTATCGTAAAAGATACCAATGGGCTTCTAGCAACACATACACATGTTGGTGCAGGCGCATCACCGCAAGCTAGTCAGTTTAGCGGTTTGAAAAGTTCAGCCTCTGGTCTAGAAAGTAGTTTGTCACCAATTACTGAATAGGCTTTATTCTTCGACCTTAAATTTATCATGTAATTTATGTGGGAATAGTTGCGTGTAAACCTGCCATAAAACGTTTAAATTACGATGGCCAGTAACTTGAGCTACTTCTTCAATTGAGTAACCCTTTTCGAATAGCCTGCTGGCACCTTCACGTCTTAAATCATGATAACGTAAATCTTCAATTCCTAAATCATTGCGAACCCGTTGAAAGCCAGCGGTAACAGATCTTGAATTGTAGGGGAAAATCAATTCACTATCGTTGGATTGTCGTTTAACAATATCAAATGAACCTGCCAGCAAGGGCACAATCATGTGATTACCCGCTTTTTTACGTGGGTCTTTTCGGTCACGAACTAATATAGTTTTATGGTCGACATTCAAATCATCCCAACGTATCTTGCAAACTTCGCCAATACGCATACACGTCAATATTGAAAAATCTAGAATATCATTAAACGGTATGCTGTTAAGGTTATGTGAACTTCTTTTCTTTAACCCTACCTTCAACTTTTCTAATTCGTTTTCAGTAGGTCGTCGAGTACGCTTTTGTGATTTACCGACTAAACCCATTTCAATAAGAACGGGTACAGCATCTTCAAACACTTTGTAATTGGCTGATATGTTCCACACGGGATCTGCTTTTTTCATCACACTGCGCAAGTAAGCAATATCATGATAAATGGTTGCTGGTCCTGCGCCGGCACTTCTGCGGTTTTTACAATGCTCTATTAAGTCACTTGTTCTTAATTCATTGGTCATTACTTTTGCGATATCACAATCAATAAGCATCTTTATTACGTATTGTTTAGTACGCCCCGTGTTATTCCACAGGTCATGATCATTAAAAAACATATCAAGTAATGCACCTATCGATACCGTTTTTTCCTTTAAAAACACATCGTTCTCTTCAAGGCGAGCTGACGTAGCTTTGCCCCAGGTACGAGCTAATTCTTTTTTACTGAATGTTTTGGACTCGCGGTGTATAATCTGCGAGTTTTTTTTAACAACAATCTCAGCCTTGAAGCGTAAATCACCGTTTTTTAGTTTACGAGTTGTGATTGATAATGATGCCAT